GTAAGCGTGCAGCAAGAACCGTATTGACGGGGATGTGTTATTCAGTCGGCAGTGCTACGCGCCAGGGGAGCAGTTCGCCGACCCGGTTTATCGGCCAGTCGGCTATGACGTCAAGGACATAGCGGAGGTAGCTTTCTGGCTCCACTCCGTTCAGTTTGCACGTCCCGATCAGGCTGTACAGCAGCGCTCCCCGCTCTCCTCCATGATCCGAACCGAAGAACAGGTAGTTTTTGCGGCCCAGACTGACCATCCGCAACGCATTTTCAGCGATGTTATTGTCCGCCTCAGCCCAGCCATCATCTGCATAGTACGTCAGCGCCGGCCACTGGTTCAGGGCGTATGCGAACGCTTTCGCCAGTTCTGAGTGTCGCGACAGGGTTTTCATCTTTTCACGCAGCCAGCTTTCCAGGGATTTCAGCAGCGGTTTCGTTTTCAACTGACGTTCGGCAAGGCGCTGCTCCGCCGTCATTCCCCTTATCTCTGCCTCGATGGCGTACAGTTCGCCGATCCGTTTCAGCGCTTCCTCCGTCAGGGCTGACGGGGTGCGAACGTGCACATCGTGGATTTTACGGCGGGCGTGAGCCCAACAGGCGGCTTCCGTTATCCGGCCATCCCGGTACAGCTCGTTGAACCCGGCGTATGCATCCGCCTGCAGTACACCACTGAACCCCGCAAGATGGGTCTGCGGATGGATGCCTTTTCTGTCCGGGCTGTAAGCGAACAACACCGCCGGCGCCAGCGTTGACCCGGCGTTACGGTCGTCACGAACGTAGGTCCATAACCGCCCGGTCTTCGTTTTCTTATTGCCTGGCAACAGCACCGGGACAGGCGTGTCATCAGCATGGAGCTTACCGTCAGTCAGCACATAGTCCTGAAGCGCTTCTTCCAGCGGTGACAGTAGCCGGCAGCATGCATCCACCCAGCCCGACAGCAGTGAACGACTCAGCTCCACGCCCTGGCGGCCGTACATTTCAGACTGGCGGTACAGCGGGGTGTGCTCTGCATACTTTGAGATCAGCACGCGGGCCAGCAGCCCCGGTCCTGCGATACCCCGCTCGATGGGCCGTGAAGGCGCGGGGGCCTGCACGATGGCATCGCACTGAGTACAGGCATGCTTTTCACGTACAGTCCGGATAACCCGGAAGGCGCTGCGCATCAACTCCAGCTGTTCGGCGGCATCCTCACCCAGATAGCTCAGTGAGCCTCCACATTCCGGGCAGCATGATGCTGCCGGCAGCAGCCGTTTTTCATCGCGGGGGAGTGATTCGGGGAACGGTTTGCGGGTGCGGGTTTGACGCAGCGGGCGCTGCACGGCCGGGTCGTCAACCCGACCGGTAAGGGTATCACTTTCTTTCTGAAGTGCCTTCAGGTCAGCTTCCATCTGTGCGATACGACGGGAGACTTTTTCGGAGCGGCTGCCGAAGTTCATCCGGCGCAGCTTATCCAGCTGTGCCTGCAGATGGTCTATTTCGCGTTCACGCTCGTTCAGCTTTTCCAGCAGGGCACGGTTCAGCGCCTCCTGTTCGGCAAGGAGACGTTTCAGTGCATTGATATCGTCAGGAAGTGAGCTGCTCATACCGGGTATATTACCAGGCTCATTCAGCGTCGACCAGGATAAAGAGGCTTACAACATAGTCAGGGACGTAAGCAGTCTTTTAGGCTGCCGCCAGTCGATACCTTCCAGCAGCATCGCCAGCTGTGCCGGTGTGAGGAACACTTTGCCATCCCGGGCTGACGGCCAGGCGAAGCGGCCGCGCTCCAGCCGTTTGGTCAGCAGACACAGTCCATCGCCGGTAGACCAGAGGAGCTTTACCTGACTGCCATTACGCCCACGGAAGATAAAAACGTGACCTGACATCGGATCGTCTTTCAGCGTCGTCTGCACCTTTGCCGCCAGGCCGTTGAAGCCGTTTCTCATATCGGTGATGCCAGCGACCAGCCAGATCTTTGTCCCTGATGGTAATGGGATCAACGTTTGAGCTCCCGTATCAGCAGGTTCAGGATATTTTCGCTGATGGCACCATTCAGACGGAGTGATCCGTGCCGGAACGTCACTTCACAGCTGATATTGAGTGATTCAGGTGTCGCAGCAGCTACAGGTTGTGACCGGGGGGAGGTTGTAGGGACAACATCTTCGGCATCAAGTGTTATCGGGAGCAGCTCAGGCACGTTGTTTTCTGTTGTTGAAGGAGGACGTAGTTTTCCTTCGCGCCAGTACTGGCGCCACTTGAACAGCAAATTATCGTTGATCCCATGCTCACGAGCGAGTTGCGCTACGGAGATCTCTGGTCGATGCGAGAGTTCAACCATTTTGATTTTGAACTCAACGGGATAATTAGGGCTTTTTTTACGCACTGCGGTTAATGATTTCATGGATAGCGTCCACCATATTTGGTGTCCACTATTCTCTCAGGAATTTCAGGATCTGCCAGACGGTGCTGAGACGACGCTTACTACCCGTGCGTTGTAACTGATTAAGGGCGTTAAGCTGGCGTCGTGCTTTCACGATACCCGCATCCGCTTTACTGACAGCGTCGCGGGCGCGCTCAAATGAACGCGCCTGACGCTCGAGATTTTTGATCGCCCCCTGCGTTCGCTGGATGGAGTCACCAAACTGCCCCATCAGGCGGCGGGCGTTTTCGGCAGGCCGGGTCAGCCTGTCAACGGCGCTGAAAGCGACCCGGATATCAAGAGTCTTCATTGTCTGCATTCCCGCTGCGAAGTGCCGCCCGCTCACGCCAGCTAACCACTTCGCCGGGCGTCATCATGAAGATTTCGGCGGGCGACCAGTTAAAAATAACGGCAATATCTGCCACAAAGTCTTCTATGTGCTCAAAGCACACAACCGTGATCAGGCTTCCGTCGCCTGTTCGTTCTTCCCGCCAGAGTCCGCACCGCTCAAAAAATTTACGGCAACCACACATAACTGAATAAAGTCACGGGATGCCATTTTTTTGATCGTCACTTCATCCAGTCGCGGTGATGTCACGCGTGACAGCAGCGTAAACATGGATTCCGCTTTCAGATTCAGCACATCAGACAGCGACAAATCTCGCAGAGATCCAGCCTGCTCAATAGCTCCGGTGATCTCCACATACGTGATTTTTTCGCCGCCTCGCTCAATTGGTTGGGTAAGTTTTACGCCACGCTCACTGGTTTCTTTCACAGTGTCAGCAACGACCGTGTTTTCGGTATCGATGTTTTTCGTCTCTTTCATCAGGAAACTCCTTTCAGTCAGAGGCGACGCACTGCGCCGCCTGCATATTACTTATCAGCCAAGCCCGAGCGCGGAACGGATGCGATCGGGCACAATGTCCTTGCCGTCCTTCCGGTAAATGAAGTTCAGCAGGTCAATCTCCCACAACGGGCGATCGTTAACACTCAGCTTGTAGTAGGTGTTTTTAATGGCGTAAGTGTGTGATGTGGCTTCGCCCTGTTTGGCTTCCCCCATATCAATTTCCGTCACACGTCCGCGCATTTCGACTTCATACAGGTCGCTTTCTGCATCGGTGTAATATTCACCCGCAAAACGCAGCAGCGTGCCGTCAATCGTGCCGCCATACTTAAGGAACAGCTCACGAACTGCGCCCCCCATGACAAAGCTCGCATCAAGCGCGGAGTCGTCCAGACCGAGATCAATACTTACCGCACCCATCATGCCACCACCCCGGTAGCTGTCGGTTTTGCGCGTCAGCTTAGGCAGAGTGACGGACGTCACCTTACCCACTTCGTTTTCACCATCCACAAACAGCGTAAAAAAGCGAAGATGTTTTGGCACAGCCATCAGGCACCTCCCAGCACCGCAAATGCGGGACCAAAGAATTCATCAGTAAACGTCTGGTAAAGCTCCATGTCTTCCAGTGGCGGAACGGGCGTATATTTGTAGCGAATACGCACACGCCCCTGACGTAAATCCGTGGTGCCGTTATCCACCACGTCATACCAGCACGACGCCCCAATCAGTTTCCCGGCAGTAACCAGTGAATCCAGTTTTGCCCTGATGGCACTGATAACATCTTTCACGTTCGCAGGCGTCAGTGGACTGTCGATGGTTTCAAACTGCGCTTCCGCAATTGAATCAGCCAGCACCTGTGCGGTTCGGGTATACACCTCAAAGATGTAGGCGTTCGTTTCCGGTGTGCGGTTGCCCCAGAAGCGGAACCCGTTGCGACGAATAATGGTCGTGATTTCTTTGTTGTTGAGGCTGTTGGCATCACTGTCTTCGGCCTGCAACGACCAGAACACATGCCTCGACATCCCCAGCACATTCTTAACCGGAACGTTGGAGAGTGATTTGTGCCATCCCTGCTCATGGTCAATGTACGCACGAAGGCCGCACGCATAGGCAGGCGCGGGGAACGTTTCGTTTTTGCCACTTTTCGGGTTGTAGGCGATGAAGTCCGGCCATAAGAGCATCACCTCACGTTCGTTGAATTTCTGGCGGTAGGTAATCGCATCAGCCATCGTGTCACAGCCATGACATGAGGCATACACAAACGCGCGCAGTTTACCCGCAATCACGCACAGGGATTTTGTCACCGCCTCCGTATCCAGCTCCGGCGCGGCCAGAATACGCGGACGGTATCCGATGCTTTCATCCTGCTCTGCAACAAGCAGCGCATACATCCCCGTATAGCTGCCGTCAGATTCAGAACCACCGATAACCAGTTGATCCTGCGTCTTTCCGTCTTCTTCTTTGTGTTCAGCCACGCGAACGACGATCACCTTTGTGCTCACCTGGTCTGCAATGGCCTTAAGCGCACGATAAAGCGTCCCCGTTGTCCCGCATTTTCCCAGCACGTCATTGACGCGGGTCAGCAGTGTGGGCTTGTTCAGCGGGAACAGCTCCGCGTCCGCATCATCCGCCGTTGCCACGATACCGATAACACTGGAATCAACATCATTAATCGCTGTTACCAGGTCGGTACTTTCCGTAACACGGGCACCATGAAAACGAGTTTCACTCATAGCTTCAGCCCCTTGTATCCGTTAAATGATTCGGCAACAATCATCACCCACCACGCGCGTAATCTCACTCCTGCGCCGTTCTCCCGCCACGGCGACAACAAAAAGCAGTAACCCCCTCCGCACGCACATGCGACCATGCCGCACAGGGAGGGAACAGATGACCGACACCACCATGCAATTGCTCAGTCAGGGCACAGACCCCGTGAAAATGCCGGATTTTGATATTCTCGCGGAGGGTAAAACGCTGTCAGGCGTGGCAGAGCGCCTGATGAGCCTGTCACTGACCGACAACCGGGGATTTGAAGCGGACCAGCTCACCATCACGCTGGATGATGCGGATGGTCAGTTGCAGCTACCGCCACGGGGCGCGCGCCTGACGGTTCTCATTGGCTGGAAAGGAGAACCGCTGACAGAAAAAGGCACTTGTAGATTCAATCTGTCAA